CCATATCTTAGTTTTGAGCCATCCGAGATCGTAAGGCGTCGTCGTGTGCAGGATGCGCCCTTGGAACCGCGCTACACGTCTATCCAGAGCCTCTTTCGACTCAAGCATGAATTTAGGCTGTCCCGACTCATCGCACCAAACACCTTTAAGCGTCATCGCCTCAAGGGTCGTTGAGTCAGATCCGTAACCGAGGTAGATCGTAACCGGACCAGATTCGCCTTTCCCGAAGATCTTCTTTAGACCTTCTGCGTTGAACTCGAAACGTGGGATAGGGTTCTGTATCAGCTTTCCTAACTTTAACTCGTACTCAAAGATGCGCCGAAACTCAGGAACAGCCCTTTTGTACAGCAGCGTGAATGTAGGCCCAACGATTGCATAGTCGCCAGGACCACGCCGCTGGATCTCGCGCAACAGCCACCACGGACCCAGAACCGTTTTGCCACTTTGTGTGCCTGCCAGAATAAGGATTATTTGCTTTACACAATTCCACGCCTCAAGCTGTCCACGGTGGAACCAATCACGCGGGCTTTCGAAGTCCATTCGACCGCCCCCCATCCTCTCCACCCACATAGCCAACTCCCTTTTATCGGCTTCAGAACCGTACTTGGCTATATCTTCAGGGGTGAGAGATTCTATCGACACTGAGGATATTTTACGCGATGTTGTCTAAACGTAAAAAGAGCCGGACCTTTTGAGGGGTTCAGCTTCCGAGATCTCATGCAAGCTCGCATCCGTCCACAGGCTGATGAAGGAATCTCTTAATGCGGCGAGCACTGACGGATGTTTTACTCCCGTCGCATCTAAGATCATTTTACCTAAGATTTGGCGAGCGTGACAGGACTTGAACCTGCGACCTTCTCCGTGACAGGGAGATAATCTAACCGCTGAAATACACGCCCGTCTGTTGAGGCTGTACCCGGATTTCTCCGGGCCTTGACCCTTGGCCGCGCGATCTCTAATCTCTCCCCCGATTTACACGGGGTTCGCGGATCTCTTGCGCCTTTCGGCAAACTTGGGTGCAAAACCTAAGAGTCGCACTTAGTTCACGCGGGTTATGAGCCCGCGCCTGATCAGACCAGCCGTTTGCAACTTGATTATAGCCCATCCCCTGGCTTATCGTCTGTACTGTCTATTGATTGGGAGATTCAGCGATCGTTGTTCTAGGTTCAAAACGGCTCTTTTCGGATCTGCGTTGAACCTAGAACGAGTCAAGTTTGGCGATCGTTTAATTTCGATCCAGAGCTTATATCCGTTCACTTATTGACCGAGAGCGAAAGGGTTAAACAGCGACCAGATTACAGAGCCAAGCATGACCGCTTTCAGTTGGCCCGGCTACTCCTCGCCGAACCATCCAAGCGGAGATTATTCGACGGCTGCGATCAAGTCGCAACGTACAAGGAGGCTTCCATTATAGCGTGTCCGTTTTCTTGGCTCGTGGCCGTCGTTGCTTGGCGTGAGCAATTGTTTTGTCATCAACCGTTTCGATCTGGCTGATTTGGTCGTGACGGTCGAGAACCATGCCGATTGCTTCACTGTCGCTCTGAGGTACACGGTGTTCAGGTTTGCCGAACAGTTGCCGCCTCACCTGCGGTTGCATGATCGCAAAGAGATAACCGGCGAATGATTCCGCTGTCCAATCAACCTCGGGAGCGTTCAGGACAGCCTCGGCAATGCGCCGGTAGTCCTCAATTGTCCAGTCTGGAATCTTCTCCATTATTTGCATTCAATGATCGCCAGCAGTTTGCGAATTCTTGCAGCGTTGGATTTGCCCGGTAAACGGCTCAATCGCTCCCACTCGTCAAGAGTAAGAGCGATTGATTTGTGAATGGCTTTGTTCGGCTTTGTGGTGCCGACTGGACGACCCCGTGTCTTTGGCGTGTCTGTCATAGGTTGTGATCCGTGACCTTAACCCCATTACTCACACGATCCCAAGAGATCGGCATAAATTCAGTGTGCCCCGTTCGTTCGAACTCCGCAAATAGTTCACCCTTCAATTGGTCGGATATCCGCATCCCATTTACAACATCGCGGAACAATGACTCTGGTATGACGTTGGCATTTTCTTTCATGCTGGTGTGTGCCTATAAGTTGATCCGTAAGCCTCCGAAACCTCGATGTCGAATTCTCCGAGGTAATTAAGCTCGAATGCGTACCGGTCATCTTCGCTCAATGGCGCTACATATTCGATGTAACCATGTCGAGCCAAATGGTTATCCCAATCGGGCGTTGATCGCGTTGTACGGGCGCTAGGGTCATAGGGCAGGATAAACCCCTTGGGAGAGGTTCCCGGCCCTAGCGGTCGAAACTGGAGACCGTAGCGATAAACGATCATGGCTTCTCAGCCTTGTACAGAGCGACCGTGAAAGCGTCGAACTCGGCCCATAGCTGCTGGTTGTACGGGTGAGTCATCGGCTCGCCCTTCCAAAGCTCCATTGTCTCTTTAACGTCTTTGATTGCGTATCGAAGCTCGAATGGCGTCATGCCTTTGGCTTTTTCGGTGTACTGTGCAAGTAGGTTGTTCACATCTTTATTATACACCTATTTAATAGGCATAGGTGAGAATAATTGCTATCGTGACAGCAAAAACGCGAGCATCGCTTGGAGGCCAGTTGATGCAAATTGAACTCAAAAAGCCGAATTTGAACCTATGCATAATAATCTCGCGCGCGCTCTCTGGGTATTTCCCTTTAGAGCTAATTGGCTCTACAAGTTTAGGCTTGTGGTTACGGTCCTGTAGCGAGCCAACTCCAACGTACATTTGCTTTCGCCGGAACCGCTTCGCGTAGGACAGGTCGCGCGGTTACTTTCCAATCGCCGGAAACAAAGTAGCCAGCCGCTAGGACTGGCTTTGCAGTGTCAAGCACTGGGAGAGTTCAAGTCTACTCATCAGAGAACTTTGCCGTCGTGGAAAATGACAGGGTAGCCGCTACCTTCTTCTCCGCGAACAGATCCGCATTTTAGAGGTTCAGGAGCCACCACATAAGGCGCAAGCCATTCGCATAGGTTTCCTGTCTCGTTGCCGTAGTCTTTGAAGCAGGAGCGGATTGTAAGCAGAACTCCACCATCACGGCATCTTTTGACGACCGATGCGGGCACGTTGTCATCACCACGACATCGGAAGGCCGCTTCCCGCCTCTCGCATCGGAAGAATTCATAATCAAGCGCCGGGCAGTCGTAACCTGCGGACAACAGTTCAAGCGCCTCGATCTCCTCTTTTGGCATACCCACCAGTTTAATGGTTAGGTTGAAGCTCGTGTAATAGCCCATTAGTTCTCCGTCCATTCTGAGTTCTGAGGTTGCTTCCTGAGAGAGTCAAGGAAGTATTTCACGGCTTCGTACTCGGCATCCGTAACTGGAATCGACCGAGACCTTCGATAGGCCCCGGTCGGATCTGCTTTGTACCTGCCGCCCTTGCGACCTCTTGGTTTGCCTTTTGGCTCGTCGCTCATAGTTCGTCACACAGCGCCGTTTTTAGACCCGCGCACAATAACTTGGCAAGGTACTTCTCGATTGAGTGGTACGGGCATCCTGCCATTGGAATTCGGCCATTTTCGCCGCTTCGACCAGTCAGCGTGATCTCACACACCTGCGCTACGGTCTCGGCATCCTCGTGGTAGGACTCGTAGAAGTCGCCAACCCGGACCATGATGATAATGCCAGGGTGCGCGTCTTTGACTTCGTTGTACCGCGTGATAGTCATGCCGACACCTTGAGTGAATCCTTAAAAGCCTGAACTACTTCGGGCGTCGGCGTGATCTCAGCCCAATTCCAATTGGTGCCAGTTTCCGTGGTAACGGTCTTGCGGTTCGCTCGCTTGACTCTCATTGGGTTGCCGCCCCAGTTGTAAACGATGTCGCCGGGTTTGATATTAGCGGCGAGAAAAGCGTTGAAAGCGTTTCGGAGTTCGGTTCTGTTCATTACGCTTAGAATTATAACGCATAAAACATAAACGATGATAGTTTTTTAATGCGTTTATCTCTCAGGCTCAAAACCTGGTAATTCTACTCCGCTTTCTCGGCCAGCTTTGCAGCCTTCACATCCGCTGCGATACGTTCCAGGACTGTAGTTAAGCCTGTCATGCACTGCTCATCTGTCCAGGTGGTGTCTTTGGTTTCGACTAGATCCTTGAGCAGTCCAAAATGCTTAGCAAGGTTAGCCCGTGCCGAGTCCTGCGAGTTCTGCAGGATCTTGGTTCCGTCCTTGGTTGTTTGAGTTCCCGCGTAAAGGATCACAGCCTCGTCCGACAGGTTGCGTGTGTCCTTAAAGATCGTCTTACCGACGCCACGGCCAAAGCAGACCATGCACTCAGGGTTCGGCCCCTTGCGTGGATCGAAGCCGATACCGCCCTTTAGATCGAAGTCGCCCATTCTCTTGGCCTTCTCGTGGTCCTTGGGATCGGTGGAGTCAAGCAAGCCGTTTAGCTTCTCTTCGAACTTCTCGCGCTCGTTTGCCATTTCGACAAAGGTCCGCTGGTATAGGTTGCCTTCGCCCCAACAATGGCGGCAAGAATCAATCACGTATTCGCTGAGTTCTCGGGGATCTGCTCGGGCTTGACCTACCAGTAATTTGAGAGCGCCAACGGCATCCATTTCGGCCCTTTCACTCAGTCGATTGAGTCTTTTATTGATGGCTGCTAAAATACTAACATTAGCTAACAACCGTGCGCCCTGCTCATTTGCGGTGTGTTCGCTGTATCCAGCGACGATTGCAGACTGCGTGGCGTTGCCTTGTGTCTTGCTGTTTGGCTTGGTGTAAGCGTCTATGAACTTGCTTTGCTGAACGTTAAATTCTGGCTTAGCATCGCTCATAACTCTTCAATCCTACTACATGTCAAGATCTTGGCACCCATCTATATTGGAATTCTGAGTTCCTTGACGCATTTTCTGCAACTGTAGACTACGACGTTTTCTGTCGGATCTGTGTACCACTCTTTGAATCTGTGAACGTGCAGACTTCGGAGCCACTTGTCCAATCGAATCCACGCAACGTAAAACCACATTCTCTTAGCCTGCCTCTGTACTTGGTTTAGGGGATGGGTTCGCCCTCATTTCTTGGATCTTCATTTGGACCTCGACGCTTATGAGGTTGTCGGGAACGCCGCCCCATCCTTGGCATCCTTTGTAATCGCATGAGCAAGCTTCGACATGCCGACGCTCAAATACCGTTTCTACGTCCGATCCCTCGCAATACTGACTGATCCACCGCTTGCGGCTGATCTTTGGCGGGTGTTCCTTGTGTATCGCTTCGTTGGCCGTTTCGATCTCTTCAATCGAAACAGGCGTCCCGTCGTACATTTCGTAGGTTCTCATTCCTTCCTTTGTTTGGCTGAGTCACCACTGTGACCGAATCTGATCTAGAAATTCCTGGGTCGAAAGTTCTCCCGTGAGGTTTGGGTAGTTGCCCTGCATTTCTGACAGTTTGGGCCACTCTTCGAAACTCGGAACATCTGACCAATGCACGACCCAGCATCCGCTTGCATTTGAGCACTCAGACCTAAGGCTCAAAGCCCTCAATGTGGCTCTAAACTCGCAGGCTGATTCAACTTCCACGAACAACCTCCAGTGGTCGTTGCCATTCGATAAGTGCTCCACCACTTCCTTACTCTCTTGGTGTTCTGGGGTCACGGCTTTTGGGCCTCTTTTAGAGCATCAGCACGTAACCCACAAAAGGCTTCAAGTTCGCGCCAAGCATCAAGATTCTGGTCAAGTTCGTTGAGTTCCATCGAATCGGCAATTTCGGATGCTATGTCAGATGTTGATTTCATTGGTCAGTACCTCCCGTGTGGATCGCTCGCATTGAATCGAAATAGAACGCTCTTCGCTTACCGTCCGCGCAGTCGATAGTCGCTGTTGGTCGTGATCCGCACATCCAGAAGTGAGTTATTAGCCCCGTTATCCATCGCGGACGCTTAACCCCAACGTGCCAATAACCTTCGGACTTCTGCCCAATGGCGTACCCTCTTTCGATGGCTTCCATCTCTACGATTTGTTGCTTGATTGCTCTGGCCCGTTCCGCGAGGTCGTTCCTTTGAGTCTCTAGTTCAGCCAAGTCAGCGTATGCTTGCGTTAATGCCATCCATCTACCTTTTTAGAAGTGCTGAGACACAATTCAACGCGTGTAACTTCCGCTCGAATGTCTCCCCTGATCGCCAACGCTTCGTTGTGATTTTGGGCTAACTTGAGCGACATATCGTCAACCGCGCGGAGCCCACAGCAGGCCCTATCCAAATGCGTTCGGATCGCCTTAAGCTCCTCTAGTAGTGCTTCGTTTGTCATTCCGTCCTCCTCAATACTTATGTTAGTGGGGTTCAGCCCCTAGACTTCGTTGTTTTCGCATCCGCAGTGCGAGCAGATCCTAACCGCGTAAGATCCGCAGTCTTCTACAAATTCGTGCGGGTCGTGCTTTTTGGAGTTACCACACGCGGGTTCCCAGAGCGAGAGATCATCCGCAGCAAGTGGCCATCCTCCGCATTGCATCTTGTGTTCCCATTGTTCGACGCGATCCGGCGACAGCCTCAAGAACCGCCCGCATTTCGAGCACTTCAAAAAGTACGGACCCTCATCACCATAACCCGCAGAGCGTTCAATGTCCCGAACGCTGCAACCTGGCGGTAGATTCGATCCTGTTCCGAATACGCTCATTCTTGCGTCACCTTTTGAGCATCGAGCCACTTTCGAAGGTTCTCGGGGTTGCCACCTTTCGAGCGCACAACAGCCGGGATGATCCCCGACGACACAAGGCAACTTCGAATCAAGTTCAGCGGCGATAGTTGCGCCTTCTTCGCGGCCATCGTCAATGCTTTGGCCTCTTCGTCGGTCAGTCGCACGAATACGTTCATACGCTCATAGTATACGCTACAAAGTGAAAGGCTACCGCGCAACACGGTAAAAGCACGTATTCTTACCTGATATCACAAATTACCCTTGCATTTCTCCTTTAACCGTGCAACAATGTTAGACAGCAAGCCCAAGAGGGCAAGGAAACGAAATGAACAAAACACGAAACGAAGTTATCGCCACTCTGAAAGCCAACCTTAAAGGCCGCGTATCTTTCCCGCTCTCGATCACTGGCGGCAAGGGAACTGCATACGGTTGGATCACGATTCGAACCGCACCAAGAGCAGCGGAAAACGAATACGGGTACATGACCGAGGCGCAACGGGCAGAACTCGCAAAGGCACTCGGGCTCAATTCAGTCCACATGCAGGGCGTCATGATCGCCTCTTCGAATGCCTACTATCAGGAATATCTCGACCGATCCGCAGGTAAGACGCCTTCCAAGATCGCAGAACCTTACTGGGATTGATTCACCACCATCCCCGACCAACCACAAGGACAAAACGAAAATGAACCACGGCAAAGCCCGAACCGCTCAACAGATTTCAGAATTGACAATTCCGATCATGAACCCAACGGTTCAGAAGATCAAAACCGCCGCTTGCGCCCTTGTCGAAAAAGGACAGGGCCATTTAATCCCGCTGTTTCGACAAGACGATTGGATGCGCTGGACAAACCCGGCGACCACTTCCGAATTCATCGACATTACGCTTGCCTAGCCTCTCTTAATCACCTAAAGGACTATCAGAATGAACATTAAGAACTACAACGAACGAACCTCGGAAGTTACACTGAGACTGACTGACAGAGAACTTGATAACCTTCTGCGAGCCATTGAGGACAGAGACTTGAAGCTCAATGGATCAAAGGCAAAAGAATTAGCCGCCTCCAATCCTTCTTGCTTAGGTGAATACACCGCCGACAAAGAGGCGGTCAAGCATCTTTTGGAACTCGTTTCGCCATTCGATCCTATCGCGTCGGTATTCGGCGCTGCGCTCCGAAGGGGCCAGAGATGACCGAGAAATACTTTATGCGCTTAAAGAAAGGCGACATTTTCCGATGGGCCGACCGTGACGACTGGCGAATCCTGAAAGTTTCACCGACCAATCACGCGATCCGCGCTGAGAACGTCGGCAACGGAAACCGCGATTGGTTCCTGTTCTCTCAATCTAAACATGCCGAAATCGTTTGGCTCACGGGCTGGATTCAGTACAAATGCGATGACTGCGGAGATATTCACGGGCCGCGTAAAAAGACGTGTCAGTGCGGTTGCACTTGGTTGCGGTTGGTCCATGAGTCTCAGTATTTTCCGGGCATAACACAGCCTGTATCCAAACCACAAACGTTACCGGCCCGTGTCGATGCCTAAATTCCCTTCCCCTAGGAGCATAAGAACAATGACCAAAACTCAGAAAACCGCAAAGATCGCCGAGATTCAAACCTGGCTGATATTGAAAGGGTACGCCAAAGATCGGTTCGGCCACTACATCAAAGACACGACCGACCGAGCAGGGCAGCCGATTAAATACCGGTTCAAGTTTCAAGACACTTCGATTCGACGGGAAGTCTGGTCCAAGGAAATCAGCGAATGGGTACGGCTCAATTCGGGATTCTACAAGGATCTGAGCATCAACGACAAAGACCAACTTGCAGGGCTTCGACGGTAGCCTAACCAACCCTCACCCTTATAGGAGAATTCAATATGCCAACTACAACCGATTACTACTCGAAAACAATCGACTTCGACAAGGTTCGAATCGAAGCAGACGTATTCCAGGATTGCGCCAAAAATATGGGCTGGCGCGAAAAAGACGAGACCGAAGACATCGCGCCTTACATCGAACGGATGAAACGGATGAGCCCAATCGACATATTTAAGCGATCTTGCGACTGGAACGGACTCGTCAACTGGGGATCTTCCCTTTGGGGAACGGTCTCGTTCCTCCAAGAGAACAGCAAATAACACCGCTCCCTCCAGTTAGAGGGAAAGGAAACTGAACGAAATGAACGATATCAAAACCAAACTTTACGACGTGCTTATGGTGAACACGATCACCGGCAATATTCGGGCCATCGCGGGAGAATCCAAGACAATCGAGAACGCAGAAGCCATCGTTAAAATGGCGATTATTCGGCGTGGCGTCGGCGAAGAGTTCTACCCAATCGTCAATGCTGGATCTCTCAAAGTTGGCGACATCTTCGACGGGGCGGGTGTTTAAGATGCCTCCACTAACACCAGAAGAGGCAAAGGATTTGATAATCCTTGCGCATCCTTGGGATCATGAATCCGTACATAAGCCCGGCGATTCTTGCCACTATTCAGGCAAAGGATCAACAGGCGTTATGCACGGCAACGTAACCAGCATAAATACGCTTTTTCGAATGCTAGGCACATCCGCAGAGCCTGGAAAATATTACAGAATTTCGATAACGCAAGAGTCAGATGAGACTCAAAGTGGCAATCCATGAAACAATCCCTATTCCACCTAAGCCGCACTTTCGTTATCTGCTGCCTAGCCCTCATAGTTCTTATGTTGGCCTGCTTCCCACACAAAGCCGTGCCGAAATGTCACGACTGGACAAAACTGCGCTCGATCCGAGAAGATACAAACGGCCAACTCATCATCGACGCGCCTTTGATTCCATGCCCGAGCGAAAACTGGGTGAAAGGACGCGAGGTTCCTCTTTCTGAATTCCTACGAGGTTCAAAATGACACTTGAACGCTATTGGTCCGATGGATCACGCGATAAGACCTTCGTTTGGCAACGTCGAAGCACTTACGGCGATAGCCCCGTAATCGTAACCGAGCAGATCATTGTCAGGGGGTCTGACATCGACTCTTGTTTGCCGAGAATTGACGACACACGTTGGACTGCGGCTTCCAAGCATCCTCCAAAGCAATCACAAGCCGGTTAATAACCGGCTCTATTTTTGCCCGTAGATCCTCTCTAAGCCCTTCCGCGCGTGAAGCCCCGTTTTTGGCTGTTCCGGAGCTGTGTGACGATTTACGCACGGTTTAAAGTCCTTTCTCGTTGGACCATCTCACCTATCAGCGGGTACTTGAGAATCTTTCCCGCGCCGTTGAAGTCTTTGAAGATCCAGAACTGACGCAGAACTGTCTCGCTTACGATCTCCTGTGAGTCCTTCGATTTTCCGCCCGTCGAATAACTCCGCAAGTCAATACCCGTATCATTCGCGTCGAAAACAAACAGGGTCCTTTGCGAGTCGTCGGGGTCCGTCCATTCATCCCCTTTGCGGATCGGTCCCGTAAATCGGGGCATCCCTTCGAATGCTTCGCGGCCTTCGCGTTGCATGGCGTGAACTTCTTTTGCTCCGAGCCCGATAGCCCTCAAAGAGTTCCTCACGGCGTTCTCAGTCTTGCCCGTGGCCTTGCAAATCTCGCTGATGGGTGTCCCGATCTTCAACCGCTCAATCATCGCGTCCCGATTCATAGCCTCTGGTCTCATTTGCTCTGATCTCCCGCACGAACAAGTATGGGACGTGGTACCGGGTCGCAAAGGATTCAGCTTTCCACGGCACGTACCGCATGTGTTCGCCTCACGTTCCAACGCCCTAACATTTCGCTCTAACAGCGTCACTTTTCGACCTCCGACACACTGAACCCATTCTCAACAAATAGCGCCTCAACGTCCTCTCGGGTACCTGAAAACCTATCATTGATCGAAACCCGCGAAGGCATAAAGCGCCCGTTTGTTGTGGCAAAGGTGACTTGCGCAACCCGTACCGTCAGTTCGGGCGATATTTCGAATCTGTCACCTACGATTGGCCGGTAGTCGTCAAGGACCAAAACGCTTCCGGTTGCTTTGAACTGTCCGTCTTTACAGGTGATGGTTCCTGAGAGGGTTATTGTCATGGCTGGATCTCCTCAAACGTAATCCTGATTCGCATACCGTCCCGCCACTCAGGAAATGCGTCCCTTCGATATTCGCCAACACTTCCATCCTCTTGAACGATGGCCCAGTAATTACCCGAACCGCCCCTCACTGTGCCCTCGATTATGGTCTTGGTCATTTCGATGCCATCTCCTCTGCCTGTTCCCGTGTCTCAAACAGCCAGGGGATAGGTACCTTCTCTGTCGCGTTTTCCGATCTGGTTAGGATCGCGTAGCAACCGTCGTCACTTAGGCATTTCAAGATGCCGCTACGTATCTCGGGAGGTTTTCCCGAACGAAAATGGTAAACGACGCCTTCTAGTAGGTTTGCGGCATCCATAGATTCCTCCAAGTGCAGAATGCGAAGCATTCAAACAGGGGAACGCGACACTTTTTGTTAAACACAAAGCGCGTCCCAATTGTACGACACGTTTCGAAGGCGCTCATGAAGGCGCTCATGAAACCTAGTAATTTGAACCCAAGGCGCTCATTTGTGGGATAGGCATTGCGCGCGCACCCGCGAGGGCTTTTGAATTTCCGAGAAACACCCAGCGAACCCAAGGCGCTCATTTGATCATGTTGTTTTGAACCCAAGGCGCTCATTTTTGAGCACATGAGCATATTGATGAGCATGTTGATCATTTCACACTCAAAATTCCGTTGGTGCTCTTGGCAATAATCCGACCACTGGGTCCGCCTAGCCGGAACACAAGATCGGGGTTGCACTTACAGGACCCGTCACCCAGCAGCATAGGGCAGTCGTCATCGTGCTTGACATCGACATCGAGCGGCACACTTCCATATGCGTCTTGAATTTTGGCGGTCGCCTCTGTTAGTCGCCCGACATAAGTCTGAGAGGCGTAGGCTTCATCCGTCATCGTGACTTCACTGTGATCTCTTAGGATGACCATTGTTTTCAATTCTTTTGGGATCTTCATTTTCTCCTTAGTCCGCGAATGGATCTACTTGCTCGATTGTCAGCCACCAACCGCCCTCGGCTGACGATTTAACTGCTTTGACATTAGTTGCGGCCCGCGCTCTTCGGATCGTCGCAGGGCTCATTCCAAGTGCCTTTAATCGCTCGTTTACGGTTAGCACGTTCATCAGTTGGCCGGTGAGATTAACCGTAAGCCACGTCTCGCATTCTCCGAGTTTCCCTTTCTGTGACTTCACGACCTCGCCGCCAAACGGATTTGGAACGGACCGCTCGTAAAACATTTCGTCCCCGCGACGGCTGAATAAAATGGCGTCCGACTGCTCGTTCAAAAGATCACCTTTTTCGTCGGTAATGACGATCACACCCAAGGCCCGGTACGGTTCCTCCGTGTGCTTTCGGAAAACAAGATGGCCGCGCATGGCATCGTGCCATTGGTTTGTTCCGCTTCCCATTTCGGAAGGGTCCCGAGTGTCTTTTATGCCGCCTTTCGACATCGACATATGCCGCAAAGCCACCCACGTAGAATTAGATTGCTTAGCCGCCCTAAGTAATCTTTGGCAAACGGGCGTAGCTTGGATCGGGTCGTTTACGTTGGTGACGACTCCGTGAAGGTATAGGAACAGGTAGTCAATTACAACCAGGTCGATTTGATTGTCGATAATCGTCTCAGTCAGTTGAGTTATCCCGGCTTCATCGAAACGCTCGACATCAGCACAAAGCAAATCACCCTTGCCGCCGTTCGCACGGTAGATCGTATTCAGCTTTTCGTCTGTGTTGTCGCCCCCACCCGGTTCATTCTCAGTGCCGCCCTTATGAACGAAAAGGACCTTCATGGGTCGGTCTAGTTGCCGTTCGGATATAGGGTCCCATCCGACCGAAAGAGCAGCGGCAACGCACACCATGAAGAACGTTTTCTTCGTGCCCCCCTTCCCGTCTAGGAGAACCGTAGCGCCGCGCGGGAAGATGGGATCTAGGACGTGCGTTGTAACGACCGGCCTTGCGGTTGGGTCAGTCCTTCGAAGCGCAACCCCGCGCGGCGGCATTAGATCATGCGCTGGGATTAGTTCGGATTCCGAATAACCGGCTTCAAGATGATCTCGAAAATCGTCGCCTTCGCCGGTCGTCTTACTGTAGGCCACGCGCACATTCAGACCAGCCGCACGAAGTAAAACAAAGACGTCTTTGGAGTAAGACGGCCCCTTGTATGGATCTTTCGCCGTCTCGACATCACGATCCGCGATGATTACGATTTCCTTCGCGCCTTTCAGTTGAGCCGTATATTCTGGGAGCCACTTGCCGCGCCCCGCGCCGTGACCCTGGCAAGTGTGCATGATGCCCTTCTTCCATGCCGCATCGGATGCTGATTCACCTTCACCAACGTAGATTGTCTTGCCCGCATCAATCGCTTTTCTCAACTGCGGGAGCCGGTAGAGAATGTGCATTTCGCCGTTAAGCGAAGCCTTCGCAGGAGTCGGCCAATCCTTATAAATCTTGTGATTTGCGGTCTCGTATTCGACCTTTTCAGTCGGTACACCGTTCTTGAACTTCACGCGCCATTGAAAAAATTTACTACCGTCAAGGTGCTTTTTCCGTTGCTTCTCTGCCACGTACCCACTAAGGTTCTCGTAAATATGAATGGGCAGGTTGTCAACGTCTTTCCCTGGCTCATAGGGCCTGATTCTGCGATCATCCGGCGATAGGTTCAGCGCCTTCATGATCTCGTCATCCGAGCAGGTTTTAAGGACGCAGGAAACCTTTATCCAATCGTCAGCGCCAGGATATGCCGACAGGTGCTCACCTTTTGTATCACGGCCATGAGACGCACAAACAGGACAACGGGCTATAAAGCCTCGACCTCCCTTAAACGTCTTTTCTTTTGCGTTGTCGAAAAGGCTTTGGAATTCGCTAAACGTCATGGCGTGCCCTTCTTGGGATTCCACCGGCTTTGAAGTTGGGCTACACGCCAAAGATAATTTGCGCTGAACTTATCGGAGTGCGCCAATTCGGATTCTCGAAACGCCTCACTCGTGGATTGGTAAAGCACGTCGTACCGTGTCCGTACCGTGACATTGACAAAGCCCTTCGTGCCGAAGTCCAAATCAAGGAACGCCTTTGTCGGGATCTGGCGCGGTTGAAATGCCACACCGAACAAAACACCCTCTTCTGTTTTGACTGGCTTCGGTCCGACCGCAACAAGCGTAAGACCGATTGAGTTTGCTTTGCGCTTGGCTCGAAGAATCTCCGCATGGGAGTCCATGTCCTGAAAACCGGCAACGCCCTTTGCCTCAACCAACAACGGAGGATCGCCGGGGAGAATCCAGTCAGGTAGCCAATTCTCTCCATTGTTTGGAAAGTCTAGCGGATATTCGTAATCGGGCTCGATTCCAAGCAAATTGAACATGGCGTCCCATCGCTTTTCCAGAAGGGATCGGTAACGAAGCTGAGGTAAGTCGTCCATGAAGTCACATACAAAAACGCCTAACGAGGGCTCGGACAAATGTCGAAACGCCGGGGTGAATCAGCGGTCCTTTGCCCTCGTCAGGCGGTCTTTCGTATTGAAATTTCATGCTTCACCCTGACGCCGGTTTCGACTCCGACAAGCCCTCTGGCTCAATCATAGTATACGATATTTGCCCTTTCTGGTTCCATCTTCCAATTCAACACAAGTCTAGTTTTTCTTTGTCTCTACTGGGGGTTATTCTATTGGTGAGAGGGATTCAAAGTCTGAGAACAAACCGGCCTTCAAACAATGGGGCGAG